TTAATGTCGTTTTTTATTAAACTTGATTTTTACATCAAGCTCAAAGTCACTCCTGCCAGAGTGGCTTTTTACTTTTCTGGAAATAATATATGTAATAAAGCTAGCTGTTAAACTAGCTAACACTCCTAGTAAAAATTCGCTCATTTCTCCACCTCCTTCCTTTTAAGGGATGGAATGTAGAAAATGAAGCTCCACTCTTAGATTGTAGTTCCACAAGATTATTCTTGCATTTTAATTATAACATAATTTTACAATTATCAAATATCTATTCTCCATTTTTTTATTTATACAATATATTCTATATTGCAATAAAAAACATTGTTTTAAATATATATACATAGGTATATACTAAATATGTTAAACTTAATTATGGAAAATATAAAATGAAAGGAATAAAAATATGACTAAGACTATATTATGTGATTACTGTAATAAAGGAATAAATAAAGATGATAATAAGTATATTACTTTTCATAAGAAAAGTCATATGAAAACTAACATTTGTATTAATTGTGCATTAAATTTGATAGATAAAGATAAATTAAATGAAAATATTATAAATAATCAACATGATTATTCAAAGAAATGAAAAAGCACTCTCCATAATGAAGAATGCTCTATATAATAATGTTTGACTTAGTAAAGATGTGTTGGGGTTACATATTTACTTTTTTATTATATCATATAACTTTGTGTATGAAAAAGAATTTAAATCAATTTTAAGGTGTGTTGAGTAATATTCTTGATAGTTTATATGTTGATGAATTTCAAAAAAATAAGCACTCTTATAAAAAGAGTACTTTTGGTATATATTCAAGCATTTATCTAATACAATTATAGCATGTATTATGTTTTAGTATGATAATTTTCGTTCGTTTTATTATTACAACTTCTACTATAGTTTTCATACTTTAACATCAACTAAATGAATTTAATTAAGATTACTAGTTAATCGTTTTTTGGTTCTTTCATATTCTGAAATCTAAAATTTTATTATTTGTTTATTGTTATTATTTAACACATGTTGGTATTTCAACGATTTATCTTATTGTTAATATTCTTATTGCTTCCAAAGTATATCTAATTATTTTTAAGATAATTTACTAATTTTTATTTTTTCAAACATACATTCGACAAAAAACAGTTTTTATATGGTATAATTATATTGTATAATACAAAAGGTTAATGAAAATAATTAATATTAAATGTACCAAAAAAAATAGTTTTTGATATAATGAATATTATAATAAATAATTATTTAAATAAAATATTATATAAGGATGTGATTTTATGGATTTCAAAATCAGAGAGCTAATTAATGATATAACCCAAGATATTATCCAAACATACAAAATCCAAATTCCAATAGTAAATATAAATCAAGTTGTTGATGCTTTAGGAGGCAAGGTAATAGAAGATAGTTCTTTAAGTGGATACTCTGATGGATTTATTAGAAAAGTTGATGATTCATTTGAAATAGTGGTATCTCCTTATCAACCAGATACCAGAAAGAATTTTACCATTGCTCATGAACTTGGACATTTATTTTTACACATGGGTTATGGCATTGATGATGAACTATGGAATAGTCAAGATGGAAATCAGTATTTTAGAAGTGGCAATACCAATAAGGAGTATCAATCCAATGAATTTGCAGCAGCCTTGTTGATGCCTAAACATGAATATAAAAGAATTATGGATGAAAACACAGTAGGTAATAAGGTCGACACTTCAAAAATTGCAGAATACTTTAATGTTTCCTCTTATGCAGCATCTAATAGAGGGAAATGGTTAGGATATTTACAATGGTAGATGATAAAGAATATAAAACTCAAAATGTAAATAATGTTCATAATTCAGCTAAAAACGAAAACGCTTTTAATCTTAAAAAGTATAAGGAAAAACTTCAAGAAAATATTAATACTGATATTTATGAAAAAGAAAAAGAACCTAATCATCCAGAAGTGATTTTGTTCTTTTCTTTTGATATAGCTAATTCATCATTATATAAAAATATAAATTATAGCGGATGGGCTAAGGTATTATCACATATAATTCGTAAGTTACAATATAGAGTTTATGAAAACCTTAAAGCACAACTTTGGAGAGTTCTTGGTGATGAGGTAATTTTCATTATCGTACTAAAAAATTATGATGAAATTTATAAATACATAGATATAATCTTTGATATTTTAACAAGCACTGCTAAAGATATAAAAAGTGGTAATATATTCTCTACACTAGAAGGATTTTCTGAATCTGAAAAATACTTAATGAAACTTCAAAATATTATTTCATTAAAAGGAGCGGCCTGGATTGCTATAGTATCAAGAAATCCTAATTTTAATGCTTTAGAAAATAATGAACAATATGAAAATATTTCTGCTATGTACGATTTATCCAATAATTATAAAATATTTGAGTTCTTAGGAAATGATATTGATGCTGGTTTCAGAATATCAAAGCAAACATGCCCAGAAAGACTTGTTCTTAGTTTTGAACTAGCTTATATATTATCAAGAAAAACTGATATTTTATCTAAATTACATATAATTACATATAAAAAATTAAAGGGTATCTGGAAAGATAAACTATACCCTATCATTTGGTATCATAATAAAGGAAAAAATAATGATATAGAATTTGATGATAGTTTTTCTTTTGATGAAATAGAAGAAAATGAATTGGTTCGAGAATATTTTTTTAATAAAAAAGGAGAAAGTAAATTACTAATTGATTCTTTTATGTTTAATTCTGTAGACAAGGCTTTGGATAAAATACTTATAGACAGAAACCTTAGTGATAAGATTGAAAAAATAGGTGACGTAATTTCTAAAACAAACCCCAGTTATGATAAAAATACAATAGATAAAGACTATATAAAAGTAGATTTAATGGAATTACACTGTGTTGCGGTTTGTTATAATAAATCAACTTCAAAAATATTAATTGCGAAAAGAAGTGATAATAGAAATAATAATGCGAGTAAATGGGAATTTGGTTGTGCTAAGGCAAGTCTAGAAACTTCAATTATAAATACTATTAAAGATGAATATGAAAAAGATTTTAATATAAACATTGAACCTATTACTGATTGCACAAGAAAAGATGATTGCCAACCTATACCTCTAGCAATTTATCAAGTTAAAAAAAGTGATGGTTTACACAAAGGCATTATAACTCTCGCAGAAATAATAAATGATTATGATATTTCTAAATTTGAACCCACATCAAAACATAATGAACTTGCATGGATAGGAGAGGATGAACTTGAAGATTTTAATGAAAACACAGTACCTGATTTTAAAGAAACTTTAAAACTAGCATTTAAAAAATTAAATGAAAATCAATTACAAGAATCTACAAATATGTAAATAGTATTCTTCTATGATTTGATTCTATCTTCATAGAGGAATACTAACCAAATAAAACATTTTCTAAATAGCATTAAAAACTACTACAAGTATATATATAAACAATATAATACCACCTAAAATAAAAGCTTCTACTGACTTTTTTACATTATACATTTTCTTATCACAGATTAAAGATAATTCTTTTATTTGAACAAGTGCATCATTAATCAAGTTTTCTTCGTCTTTAAATGCATTTTCAAATGCTTCTTTGTACTGTTCATTATTTAAAGATGCTATCTCTTTATAATAAAAAATAGATTTATATTCATTTTCTATTTTAGAATTCCTTGGCTTTAAAACCATAATCGAAAAATAAATTGAAATAACAAATATACATAATATAACAATGTAAAATAGCATCTCTAAACATCTGATATTACTTATACTTAAGTGATTCATTATTTTTTCCTTCCCTGAAAATAAAAAACCTATAATTGCACTATTTAATAATAGTAAAAAACTAGCTTTATTATCTGATTTTTCAATATAGTAATCAATTCTATTTACTATAAACTTCGCTATGTCTATTTTTTTATCCATGATTTTACTACCTCATTTCATTAAATTTTATATTGATTCAAAATTTTATTTTCTACTTATTATCATTGAATAAATTATTATTTGGAAATAATCTTATTGAAATAATAAAAATATGTGAAAGAAAGTAATAACTAACTATAATTACTACTTCCTAACTTAAACATTCTATCTCTTCCAATTAAAAGTAAGATATCGTCCTCTATAAGTTTCATATTCTCTTATAATATCCAATATTTCCTCCCTAGAAGTTGCAATTAAACTTCTATCAAATAGTTCAATCATTCTATTGCTATCATTATCAGAAACATTACAAGACTCTAATATCTCATTATTAAATATTGCAATAGCATACCCAGTACCTATTTTTATCTCATTTAATTCATGTAAATTATTTGCTGCTCTAAAGATATCAGCTTCAGCCAATCCACCTAAATCTTCGCTTCTATTAATCAAGTTATTAAGTTTAATACTAAAAGCTGCTCTTACAAATCTCTCATAAACCAATGCATCCATACATAAATCCTCCATTATCACAATAATATATTTACATTATATTACAATAATAGAGTTATCACAACAAACAACCACTTCTAGTTGATAACTTTTATCTATCTATTAATAAAATCCAATGCTTTATAAAGTGTATCAAATCTATCATTACCTTTTATCATAATAAATTTTTCTTTAGTAATAGAACTTATCTTTTCACATGCGCCACCTCCTACAACATAAAGATTTTGCGTCTGACCTGGCACGTAATCTTTTATATCACATATCAGTATTTTCCCATCATTATAACCCCAACCAACTACAGTTGCAGAGATTTTGTCAACTTCTCCATCATAAACAATTGTATGTTTGTACATCTGTTTAACTCCCTCATTATTTATATTTTTATTTAATACACCTTCTACAATTAACTTAGCAATACCTTCATGACCTAGTTTCTTAGCTTTATCATAATCTTCTTTATTATCACAGAAGAAACTTTCAATTAATACTGCTGTAGGCTTTGAACTATTTAAGATATATAATCTTTTATCTAATTTAGCACCTCTATTTTTAAATACTGTACCTAGTTTATCACATATTCTAGTTGCATACTCTAAGCCTTTATTACTATAATATAGGACTTCTGAACCTTTACCTTGACCGTTACTTGCATTTAAATGTAACTCTATAAGTAAATCATATCCTCCACTATTAACTCTAGGTATTTTATAAGACTTTTCTTCATTCTTAGTTTTAAACTGCTTTTCTGGGCATATTATTACATCTACCTTATGCCCTTCTTTTCTAAATGTATCTGCTAATACTGGTGCAAGAGATTTGTTGTATTGATACTCGTTAACTACTCCATCAGCAGAAGTACATGCTCCACTTTTTAAAATACTGTGTCCTACTGTTATACATATTTTCATTATTTATTTTCCTCCTTCAACTGTTTGTAAGTTTGGTTTATACCTATTGATATACCCCAACAAATCACGCCTTGTAAGACTGCAACAGGACTTAGTCCTAACATCCAAATAGAAAATCCTATACCAAGTATTAATAACACTACTGGAATATATTTGTTATCTAGTTGCTTATACTTCTTACAGCCCTTACCTATAATAGAGAGAGCAGCTACTAAAATTAGCAACTGCTCTGGTATAAAACTTATTAAATTATCCATCTCTTATCCTCCTAATTAATTAAAATATTCCTCTTTGAACTGCAAATATAAAGAACCCTACAAGTGTTGTAATCATTGTACCAATTAGCCATTTGAGCATACTTGTAAGTGAGTTTAGATTCTCACACAATGCTTTTAACTCTGCTTTAGACTCTATATTTGCTATTTTTAATTCGTCTATTTCTTCTCCATGTTTATTTATTCTTGTTTCATGTCTTTTTAAATCTGCTTCGAAAAGTTCTTCATTCATGAAAACCTCCTAATTTTTGAATTAAAAAAGACTATGCTATATAGTCCTCTCCTACAATTTCTTTATATTCACTTGCTGTTATCTTATTCTTTTCTACTGCCGTTTTAACTTGCTCTTTAGTCCAATTACCATTATTATAGAAATCTGTTATTATCTTGTACCAATTCATTTATATCACCCCATTTGACATTAATTGAAATGTTAAATCTGCTATTGTTTGTTCTGTAGAATTTACTTTGTCTTCTATGCTACTTTTAATATCTGTATATCTATAGAAAACCTCTTTAGTATCTATATTTATAAATAACTTTGTTTCTTTATTTTCTGTGTATTTTGGTGTTGGTAATTCCTCGACCAAAATTCCTTGTTTTAAGTTTTCCTCCGATAACAAATTTGGTTCATAGTGTATCATACCAACATATTTTATATTTTGTTCCTCTGTGTCTAGTAAATTTCCTAAATAAATCATTAAAGTTCCTCTCCTTTTTCATCTGAATAAACCTTTTTTGATAATATATTTCTGTAAATGCCACCACCAATAAAAAAAATTATATTGTTTATTATAAACATACCTTTTTGAGGATTTGTGTTAATGAGCGTTCGGTAGCTATTAACTTCTTTAAGAGTATTTAAATTTATTTTTATAAATGGGCTACTAGAAAGCGAATTTAATGTATATACATATCCATTATATATTTCAAAATTTTCATATCTATTTGACTCATCATAAATAATTAAATTTAAATTTGCATCATATTTTGCTAATCCACTTTTTTTACCACTCTCAACTTCTATGCTTCTGCTACTATCAGATACAAAAACAAAATCATTTAAAAACTTAATGTTTTTTTCATATAAATATCCTCCAATTCTAAAACTTTTCGCAACACTAAAATCAAAATTTATTTTAGTTAGGTAACATTCTGTAAGACCACTTGAATTTGAGTGTTCTGTTGTAGCATAAATACCATTATTATTACATACAAATTTGCCTCTTTCAAAGTCATAAATTCTATCAGAGGACATATCTTTAGTTAGCATTATATACATATCCGATATTCTTATTTTGTGAAGTATTGAAGAAGTCTCATCTCCATATATTCCATAAATAAATTCCCCATAAGTACATAGCTTATAATAAGAACCTTCTATTGACTGTGCTTCATTTCCTGTTAACTTATTTATTTTATATAATTTAGTATTGTCAGATATAAATAAATACTCTTGAGTAACACAGATACATGAGAAGTTAGCATTAGCTAAAGTAATGTCAAAAACTACTGTTTCATCAATAGCATTAATTTTAATTAGATGAGTTTCTTTAATTACATAAAAATATGGTTCTTCATATTCAAAAGTTTTGAAGTTCCCACTACATCTTTCAATATATTTTATAGCTCCATTTGTAACTAAATACGGATAGTTATTTGAAAGTGTTGTTTCTCTTAAATCTAATCGCCCCTCTTTTATATCAATTTTATTCTTTATTTCTTCCCATGTATCGCTTGTAGTAACCTCTGCACCTTTGGAGTTTAATGCTGTTACTACATTATTTTTAGCATTAACTCCACTTTGAAAAACCTCTTTTAATGCTCCTTCTACATTATCACTTGTAAAATTATTCTCTGTATCTTCTATAGTTACATTCTTTGCTTCTAATACAAGATTTCTAACTTTATTAACTAACTCTTTAAAAGTCATTTAGTCACCTTCTTTCAATAAAAAAAAGAACCTACTACGCTGTTGGTTCTATTCCTTCTACTACTCCACTATTTTTTATAATATAATCCTCTACTGCTTTTCTGTATTCTGTGTTAGTTACATCATCAAGTTGAAACTCTCTATTTTTCAAAGGGTTTAACCCTCCATTTAATATTCTTTCTGCTAATATTCTTACCACAACATTATTTATATTCATTATAAAATTCCTCCTCCGATTTCTTGATTTGTCAATAAAAGTAATTGATTTTCTAACTCTTGTTTTTCTTTTTCTGCTTCACTTACATATACTGGTATTTCTTCCAAAATTGGCTGTTTTGTTTCTATATTTATACCTACAATTCTATTTTTAATATAATCTATACTTCCATATGGAATATCAATATAATGTAATTCAGTTATTTTATTGTGTGGTAATACATCCCCTGTTGCTTCTCCTGTTTGCAAGAGTATTTTACCTGTTTGGTCACATATAATTCTATTTGCTCTATCCACTTTATCACCTCTATTAAGTATTCATAAATTTAACAGCTCTCCAAGCATAAGTAAAACTTTCACTACCACCTGGTAAATAAGCAGGAACTTGAACGCCATTAGCATTAAACCATACATCCCCTTCATTATTGTTATAAATAAAACCATCACCAGTATATTTATCGCTACCACTTGAGCGACTATAAATTGCTACAGCAACAAAATCTTGTTTACCACTTGTAGTAAAACCACAACAAGCAAATGTAAAAAATTTATAGTCAACTCTATAATCGCTGTCATAATATTCGCAGTCAGCTACAAAAATATTAGGTTTAAAAGCTAAACCATTAATTTTGAGCCATCCACCAAATTTAGAAGTTGTAGACCTTTTATACTCATAAGCAATTTTAGTTCCGTCGCTTCTTTGTGCAACAGAAGTACCACCTGCTACTTTAAATTGAGAATTTAACTGTGTTATGGTATTATTAGCTTGTGTTAACTGGTTCATCAAATCCTGCACACTAGCGTCCGAACTATCAAATGATGCCTTTATTTTCTCTGATAATTCTACTAAGGTATTATTTAAACTTGCTTCTATATTTTTAAGTGCTAAAGTGTTTATAATACTTGTTTTCCCAACTTTAAATCCTGCATTAACCTCAACTAATTTTGTTGATATATCATTTAAATTTACATTTTCGGGCAGTGACATTATATTCTTACTTATACTTAACACTTTTTCTGCTGTAGCATTATTACTGTCTGTAACAACTATCTTAAGTGTGTGTAGTGCATTATCTTCTAGTGTATAGTTAATTGTTTTCTCTGTTGTTAAATCTGTTGTTATAGTTTCTTTTAACACATCATCTATAAAATATTCTATTTTTGTAAGCAATGTAGGGTCTGTGTGGTCAGCTTTAAATGTAGCTGTAATGGAATTATAAGAAGATACTGTTAAAAATGGTAATGCTTGTAGTAATGTTATTTTAGCATAACCATAAGCACCAGCAGTATTTCCACCAGATTCCATAACAACATTATCAAAATAATATTCAGATGTTGGTGTGTAGCCAGTAGGCTTATAACTATCTTTAGTTAATACGTAGCCACTTCCACCTCCACCTGCTCCCACACCATTCATTCCTGCACCACCAAACCAGCCACCTCCACCGCCTTCGCCAGTTGAATCTTTAGCAGAACACCCTTTTCCAAAACTTCCGTTTTCTGTGCTTACACGACCAATACCACCTTGATATTGAGTACCGCCGGGACGATGTCTGTCGTTAGCGCTATACCCAGTACCTCCTGCTAATCCTCCTCCTGCCCCACCAGTATAAGGATGGTATGAACCACCGCCACCACCTGCGACAATTATACGAGATAGCAAACCTTGCTCATTATCCCAAGCACCACCAACGAGCCTTATATCAGTAGCACCACCACCGTACATAGAATAATAAGTACCCATAACCTGTTGATTTAAGTAACCTTTACCGCCACCATTAAAACCACTTTTAGTGTTATTACTCGTAGATGAAGAAGCAAAACCACTTTCGCCGACGTAAACATATAATGTAGTTTGTTTTTTTAATGTAATTTCACCTTTAGAATATCCGCCTTTAGCATCAGTATACCAGGAAGAATTATTGATACCTCCAGAAGAACCCCAACATTCAAATTTATATTTACCAGGTTTCAATATAACACTTTGTGGCGAACCATTATAACCAAAATTCCATTCAGTCTGCATTTTCTCACTCTCCTCTCTAACAATAAGTTATTAACTCATTTACACTAGTTGCAATATTAGATAAACCACCATTTACCTTTTCTTCTAGATTAACAAATCTATCTTCGATTTTCTTAGACGAATAAGTAGTCATTTCAGATACTCTGTTATCATCTACAGTTGCATTAATAAAATGAGTTTCTGCATTTCCATTTATCACATAAACGTTTAATTCTGACCTTGTTTCACTTCTAATTTCTATAGAATTATCATCGATAATTTTAAAGTTTGTAACTACATTTTCTTTTGTAGTAGCATCTATAATATTTACAACTATTCTCTGTGTTAATAAACTATGTGTTACAGTTGATTTGAATCCACTTTCTGCATCCTCAACCCAATCGTCAATTGTTATTGTTTGAGTAGATGCCACATTAGAACCACCTGCGATTAATTGGTCAATTTTAATATTTTGTTTCTCATTTTCTGTGTCAATTCTAGTGTTTAACTCTGTTTTAGCAGTTTCTAAATTATTTGTTAATTCTGTTTTAGTTGTATCTATTTTAGTATTAACAGTACCTATTTTAGTTTCTAAGTCTTGTATATCTTTGAGTGTTGCAAAGATTATTGTTGGGTCAATTTTAAGTTCTATATTATTTACATTAGATACAATAAGCACAGTTTTAACCTTCATGTCTACCACTGCACCTTGTTCTATAGAAGGTTTATAACACTCTTTGTATTTAGAAATGGCAATTAAATTATTTTCATCATCTAAATATCCTATTTCTCTTATCATAAATCCGCCTACACTTGATGGTATTAAACTCTCTAATATTATACAATTTGGTGCAGTTTCATCTGTAGTTGTATTTCCAATATTGCCTTCCCATACCACGTTTTTGAGAGCTGTCTGACTCTCAGTTGGAGTATATTCACTCCCTCCTCCATCACCAAGTTGAATTTTTACAAATCCCACTTTATTACCTGTGACACTTGCATTTGCTATCTTTGCTTTTCCTACATCTGTAATTATAGTGTAATAACTTTTATCTATAGCCAATATATCACCTCCTAAAATATTGTTATCTCTTGGTATCCAACTCCATTGCCAGTTAATACATCAATTTCTCCATAAGTTTCTATATCTGGTGGACTCCAAGGGTATATAGTTATTTCTTGACCCATTAGGGTTGTTATACCAAAATTCATATAATTGTCTTTGCTTATAAGCACTCTAGTGTAATCTAAAGTCATATTACATGGCTTAATATTACTTACAAAAGAATGAACTTCCTCAAACCAATCTTGATTTCTAGCATCACTTTCAAGATGTATATTATAAGTAGCATTATTAATAGTTAACTCATAATTACCTTCTCCAACTATACTATCTAGCCAATTCCTTAAAAATCTCTCTGAGTAAGGTAATTTACTTATATATTTACTAAAAATCCTAAACCTTCTATCTTCTAAACTCTCATTACTTTTAGGAGTTATAGACATTATCTTTTCCCATCTTTTTATACCACTTATAGTTAGGTCCTCTAAAAACTGGTCATTTGATAGGTCCTTTAATTTATCATGTAGTGTTTTTATTTCTTTGTTATCTGCATTAAATACTTTTATATATTCTTCTTTATCTTGTAGAATTTGTGGCAAGTAATTTATTAGATTAATCTCTTTATCCAACTACCTCACCTCTCAATACTATGCTGTTACTATCTATTGTTAGATTAGATTTAACATCATTTATCATTGTGTTTGCAATGTCTAATACTCCATCAATACTAAGTAATCTAGTTTCAATTTGAGATATACGAACTATTAAGTTTTCTTCATCTTCCCAACTCATATTTAACTCATTTAAATAGTCATCAACTGCTTCTTCTGCAATTGTTTTTATATTCTCCCATGTATATCCACTCTTATATGTTATTTCTGCTGATATATTTATAGTTGTACTTGTAACTCCTTCAACTGTGACTCTATGACCTATTGGTGCTAATCCAAGACCTTCTCCTTGGTTTTGTAGAGGGTCAATTTCTTCTTGAACTAAATTAACTAAATCACTAGATGGAACTTTGAAGTTAGAATTAATTATTACTAACTTAACAGTACCTCCACCGTTCCAAACAGGATAAACTTTAACACCCCCAACATCTTGTATTTTGTTAACTTCATCTTTATAGTTTTGTATATTCCCACCAAAGCTCTGTGAATTTAGGCTATCATAATATCTTTGTCTTAAACTGTCCTCAGATTCTTCATCTTCTCCATTTATTAGTATTTCTGTTAACTCTGCTGTTTCAAGACCATCTATATATTCAATAGGTATTAGTTTTCCTAACTCAAATATAGGTCCAGCAGTTTCACATTTCATTTTATATGTTTTTTCAGATATTCTCTCAATTGCAATATAATTGTACTCTCCTAGATTAAACCTAGAATCAAGTGGAATATCTATATTGAAAACGCCTTTAGCAATCGTATGAGTTGCTTCAAGTGGTGTGATTCCTCTTTCTTTACATCTCTTCTCTAAATAGTAATAACTAGCAGTATCTACGAATGTTTGGTCTAGTAATTCATCCATTGCAATGTATGTTTCTGTAAGCTCCACTGCAACTGGTGCCAAGGCATTGTATATTATAGAACCTTCTCTCTTATCAAGTGTGTTAGGTACACTATCTAACATTCTTTTAATTATATTTTCAAATGTCATTAACTCAAACAATTATACACTCACCACCTTCTCTGCTTTTATATTTCCATATTTACTGTGAACTGTGAACTTACAATGTACTTTTCCTTTTACATTTTGAAATTCAAAATTATCTACATTTTCAACCCTATCATCTTGAATTAGTGCTTCTTTGATTCGTCTTTCAAGTTCGGGGATTACAAAGGATATAGGTTCTCCAATAAGGTCGTTCAACTCGACTCCATAATTCCAAGAATAAATGAGGTGCTCATACCTTTCAGTATTTAAAATTAAAAAGATGGTCTGTTTTAATGCTTCAACATCATCACAAATACCATCTATCTTAGATTTTTCTATATTTAATTTAAAGGTCTTACTTGGTTCTTGCCTTACATCAAAATTAATTATTGATACATCTTCAATGTCATAATCCAAATTATCGCTTGGTAACACCTCATCACATCCTATCTAAAATCAAATATTGCTGTCCTCCTTGCATCCTAATTAAGACTAATTTATCCCCTATTTTTTTATCTGTATATCTTTTAAAAGTCTCTGTTTGTATTAGAAAAAATTCTTCAAAAGATGCTTTTTGTTCTATCTTAACTATCAAAGGATTAACACTTTCTATAGTTCCAAATGCAATTTGCATTGGATTGCTTGTTTCTACTGCATCCATTGCAGCCTTCTTAATTATTTGCAATAATTCTTGTGACACTTTATCACCTCACTTAAAAGAATCTTCTAGCTCTTGCAAAATCATGCTTTTTCTTTTGTCTACCACTTAAACTACTTATTTTTACTACGTCACCAGTTTGTGGAGCATGAATATATTGGTCATTTCCTATATATAGTCCAACATGATGTACATTTCCTTTTCCTTTGTTGTATGCAAAGAATACTAAATCACCAGCTTTTACATCATTTATGTTACATAATAGTTTTCCTCTACTATCTTTTGATTGGTCTGCTGAAACTCTTTTGAGATTTATTCCTGCACCTCTTTTAAATGCCCACACCATAAGACCACTACAGTCAAAACTCTTTGGACCATTACCACCCCATTTGTAAGGCTTGCCAAGTTGATTTTTTGCTTCTTGAATAACTTTACTTACTTTATTATTATTGTTTGTTGATGTATTAGAATTATTGTTTTGAACTTGATAAGTTAAATCTTTTAAATTCTTTTCTGCTTCTTCATTACTTCCAACTCCTGTGCCTGCACTATTAGAATTATAAGTACTTCCTGTTATTTGCTTATAAAATGCACCTACACATTTTACCCATTCTTTGTCTGAACTAGAAGAATATTTATTTCTGATGCTTTCTAAAGTTTTTCGTCCTATATGGATATAGTTTCTTGATAAATTACTTATACCTCTTTTTATTCCTTCGTCTACACTAGAAAAACTCATGTAATCTCCATTTTTTTTCATTCCAAAGAAATTATTTTTAGTATTTGCAATATTTGAAGTCCCTCTAGCTGATTCGTGCATAGATATAGCAGCCATGAGTGCTGGATTAACTTTATAAGCATTTGAATATTTAACAAATATATTTCCTGTATTTGATAATTTACCTTTAAGTAGTTTATTAATCTTATTAGCCATATCAGTATCTTCTTTACTTGTAGTACTTTGTGCAGGACCATTTTGTTTCTCATTTTTATTATTAGTATTTCCACTACTATAACTTGATGAAGAATAAGAAGCAAATTCGTCTCCATCAACCAAAGTTAGGTCCATAAAATGACTGTTATTTTCAAATGTATGTTTTACTTTCTCAACTAACATATAATTTTGTAAATCAATATCTCCTAACGACAAAAAAACAGGTACTAAACAACCTGCTCTTACTCTAATATCTCCTAACACATTTTTTAAACTTAATGACTTAGTTTTCTTATTATATAGTTTTAGGAGTATATCACATTTTTGTTTTATCTCTGCTTCACTCATATTTTTATCAACTGTATCAAATAGTTGTAGTATTCCCCAACTCCTCATATGCGTTGAGTCTTGAGCAATATACACATCTCTTTTTCCTGTTTCTTCATTATCTCTCACAAGTTTAATCTTTGTGTAAGTATCACTATCAATAGAAGAATTGTAGTCAAAGTCCTCAATTACATCATTGTTCATAACCGTATCAAGTTTCATAGAAGCAACATTCTTTAATGTTATTCTTCCAAAATCATCATATAAAACATACATTTCCTTTTTCTCTCTTAGAGTATCATCTAGTGCAGTTAAGACCATATCAAAGAGTGTTTTATTTTCTTCAACTCTCGATATTTTATATTTTGTATCTTCTATGACATTGTATTTTAATTTAAAATCCTTAGCCAACATCTTTACAAGTTCACTTGCTGTTTTATTACTATATACATAAGTATCTTTATTCTTAAAATATCTTAGCTGGTCATAAGCAACTATCTTGATATGATTTTCTTTATCTCTCTTTTTCTGAAATATATATCCATAGAATATACCTACACCTTTGTAATATAGTCTTACAGAGTTACCTTCACAAAACTCTAATATATCATCCATGACTATTGTAAATTCAAGTTTAGATGGTGTTCCTCGTCTCTCTATTTCCCATGTGATACCATCCAAAACTACAGGTTCGTAGAAATCTTCCCAATGTGCAATAACTAGCCTTATATCTCTATCATTCGCCAGAACTAAATCATCAGACAAGCCTCAACACCTGCCCTTTATAGATGGTGTATTTACTTAATTTTTTTCCCTTGTTAGCTTTATCCATCATTGTTTTATTTAACTCATATACTTTCTTGTATAACGAACCATTTCCTAATTGCTTTTGACAAATTGCCCAAAGAGAATCCCCTGCTTTTACTGTATATGTTTTACCATTTGGCTTATTGGATGAATCTGGTCTAAATTCTTTTGGTTTCATGACTGGAGGGGGAGTCCTACCATAGTTTGTCTTTTCAGGAGTTGCAGGAACTAACTTTTTAGTTGAGTAATCTCTATATTGTTTTAATTTTATTGCAACTTTTGTATCTGAGCCATTATCTGCATCTTCTGAAATAGCATACTCTTCAAGAGATACTTTTATATTAGTGTTAAATAGTACTTTATTACCTAATTCCCTCGATACAATAAATTGAAATGGCTTACAATCAGTTTTTAGTAGTTCCAGTTTACTTAAAAAGAATTGAACATCCCTAAAAGTTCCACGATAAAATGGTAGTTTATTATGTGTAAATTCTGCTTCAAAACTTATTTCAGATAATCCTTCTTTTTTTAATATATTTACTTCTCCAACATTTATTAAATCAACTGTCTTGTTTTTATTTGTCACTTTGACTTCAAGCTTTGGTGGTGCGATTGGTAGTTGTACTCCATCTAGGTAAAAATCATAAGCCATTTTCTCACTCTCCTTCCTAAACTATTCCTTCGGCTGAAACAGCCATTGCATCATTTAACTTTTCAGTTAGAACATTAACTATTCCATCTAAGTCATTATCTTTACTTATGTTGTTTGTGTTGTTCATATCAATTTTTATGTTTACTCCTGTAAATCTATTGATTGTTTCCTGTTCTGCTATGTCTCTTAAGTATTTTAAGTCTTCTTGGCTTTTATCCATTGTTTTAGCCATCTTTGCTGTATTTCCCGCAGTGTCTTTTGCTCCTTTTGCTGCATCATTGAGAGGAGAGTTTAATCCTGCTGAACCAAATCCATCTCCTAATCCATATTTTTTATCCCATAAATCATCCAATCCTAATTTTTTCTTTGCATCTTCTGCCATTTTGCTAATATCAAATTTATCTTTTATATTAGTTTCTAACTTATCTCCCCATTTATATCCTGCGTCCCATGCTTTTCCATAATTAAATCTGTCAAAATGCAGTTTATTAGGGTCCATTCTTTCAACTTTTATTTTAGCTTCTCCTGCTACTTTATCAGTCCAACCTTGCAATTTATCTTGCCATCCACTTACTGCATCTGCCAAGTTTGAACCAAACACGGTATCAAATGCACTTGCGATACTTCTTATAATGCCTAATACAGCATTAGCCATTCCGGATACTGCTCTTATAACAGAGCCAATTGGGTCGTCTAAAAAATTAGCAAAGAACTCTGCAAAGCCTGCTAAAGTATTGTATATTAAAGCTACAATATCTATAATTAAATTTCCTGTTGCAATAAATAAGTTTCCTATGAAAGAGGCTGCAACTGATATTGCACCTGCAACTACACCTATAGCAGATACACTAGTGCCTGCGAAGTGATTAAATATTGCTATAGCTACAAAAAATGCAACAACTATAGCTATAATTCCATATAAAATCCAAGTAATAGGACAAGCTGCCATTGCTGCATTTAATCCGTCTTGTGCTATTGTAGTTGCTACTAAAGCTGCTGCTCTATAAGACTCTGCTACTATATGTGCAAAGCTCATGACTAAAGATTTGGCAGATAGTGCAATATCTTTAACTTTATTCGCAATACTAAGTAATAACGCATTGTTATACACTAACATAGCAGCCGCAACTCCAAGTACTATTGGTGCAATAATACTCCAGTTCTGAGCAAACACATTAGCAATATTTAATGCCTGTGTTATTATCCAACCTAGTGCCTGCACTATTAAACTAACACCTACAATAATCGCATTTACAAATGCTTGAAAAAACGGGCTCCCTAATATACTTATAATTTCATTAAAAATGTTATAAGCAACATTTCCAAGTACATACAAAGAGTTTATAAAATTATCTATAAAGGTTCGAAATCCCTTACTAGACATAGACTGTTCAATTTTTTTCTGTATAACACCAAATATCATGATTGCATTATTTTTAATTGAAGTCCAAATTTGAGAAAATGTGTAAGGCATTTTTTCAAACTCTGCATTGGTCTGCTCTGCTGCTGCAAGTAATGAGTTTTTTACAATATCTGCTGTTAACATTCCCTCTGATGCCATTCCTCTTATTTTTCCTATGTCCACGTCCAAATAATCTGCAATCGATTGGATGATGTTAGGTGCTGACTCAAACACAGCATTCAGTTCCTCACCTCTTAATACGCCAGAACTCAACCCTTGGGTTAGCTGTAACAATGCCGAGTTCATTTCCTCAGTACTTGCGCCTGCTATTACAAATTTTTTGTTTAATTGCTCTGCAAAACCTACAATTTCTTTTGTACTGCTAAACGCCTTTCCTGCGTTCATGCCTATACGACTCACTATTTGTGCAGTATCTAAGTAAGATGCTCTTGACCTTTCAGCTGATTGAAATATCATTTTATTAAGTCCAGCATCTGATTGTTGCCCATCATTTATCATGCCAAGTCTCGCATTAGTACTTGTCATCTGGTCGCTTAAATTTCCTAGACCTCCTAATGTTCTTATACCTAAATAAGTTGCTGCTAGCTTCTTTGCACTTCCAACTAATCTATCTGTAGAACTTGCACCCTTATTTATATCCTCATTAAGTTTTCGCTGTTGATTATCTGATTCTCTTATTTGTCGTTCTAATCTATCAAATCCAGCTTCTGCTCTTGCTAGTTCTTCTCTAGCTCTTATTATGCTATTAGCATTTACTGCATTACTAGAAGTTCTTTGTAATTGCTCAAATGAACTCAGTACTATATTCATAGCAGTTGTCATATGCCGAAATGCAGGTGTCATTCCATCAAATATGCGAATTGATGTCTGTATTGTAGCCATTTTTTCACTCTCCTTTCTGTTAATTTAGATAATAAAAACACTTACTAAATTAGTAAGTGTTTTTATAATTAATACATCTATTTTTTGCCTGCCCAAAACTGCTTCCCACAATTCAAGCATGTAACTCTAACTTTCTTTGCTCCTAAATTTCCAGCTACTAAACCTATACCACCAGTTAGACTAGCTCCTACCATTGCTTTCCCTATACCAAAACCTTTTTTTTGAGCTGTCAAGGATGTTGAACCACACTTAGGGCAACAAGCAACTGATTCTTGTTGAGCTTTTTCAATATTATTTTTTCTATTTTGATTTTGTATTATTTTTTCCTTTTCTGAATTACTCATAGTATCATCAATAAAATTAATTTTTAATTCTTCAAAAGAAAAATCCACTATTTTTTTTGCTTCCTTTATATTCAAACCACTTATTTCCATTACATTTTTTATTGCGTTTACTTTTTCTTTTCTATATTTTCTATAAATTTCAGTCATATTTATTTCTATTCCATTAGCATCAACGATTAAGTCATTTGATTTAATATTATTATCTTCAATAATTTCAGTTTCTACAGCAACCCCACAACTTGAACAAAACTTGCCTATGCCTGTGATTTCTGCACCACAATTTGAACAAAACATAACATTTCCCCCCCAGTATAATAATTTTATAAGAATATTATACTATATTAGTAAAATTTTTACATTATCATCACATCCTTTCATTAAAAAAACACCTACATTAGTAAGTGTTTTTAGTATTTTTGATTTTAAATCTATATATTATTTTTCTTTTAATATAAATTCTTGCTCTGAACCACTATATTTTAGTTTACAATCAGAAACTAGTAAATCCTTAGGAATTTCAAATGCAATATTACCTGTTACATCTAAATTAGGATTTACAGTATCCATAGTTATATATTTATTTCCTACATCAATCAATAAAGATGGAACATATTTTGAATTATCTGGTCCTATTAATGTGAATGAATTTAGCATAAAAGATTGGCTTTCCTTAGTTTGATTTTTTATTGTTAAATTTATAATACCATATTTGCCACTATCTGGAGTGTACGCCAAATAACCAGAAGCTACTGGTATTTCACTAGCTTTTGAAATACTATTAACAGTTAATTTTAAATCTCCTATATTACCTTCTTCACCAATATATTTAGTTAAATCTTCTTTTTGTTTTTCAGTGCTTCCATTATTAGTACTGTTCCCTGCTATTGCTCCAACAACCCCAGAAAATATAATAATAATGATAAACCAAAATAGACATCCTCTTCTTCTCTTTCCTTCTCTCATAATATCCCCCTAAATTATATTTTATAAGAATATTATACTATATATTCAAAATTTTTACATTATAGTTTGACTCCAAAACCCATTTTAAGACCTGTAATTTTAGATAACTTCTGAAATACTGAACAATGATAGATACATACACTATTCTCATAATACTTAAATTTATGCTTGCATCTGCAACATGGATTATCTTCCTTTTTTATGACCTCATCATCTTTTTTAAACACATACACTTGAATATGTCTAGCAATACAATATAAATCTTTTTCTGTAAGTTCTATATCTTTATTCATTCAATCACCTTCTTTTTCACATAAAAAAAGTACTTACTATTAAAACAAGTACTTTGCATATTTTTTCTAATTTGTGGTATAATAAAGGCAAGAAGAACTACAATCTATTTAGCGGTAGAGTGAAGTTCATAATTTTAAAAAATATAAATTATTTAAATTTGCGGAACTTTATTTTAAAACCAAGTTCCCAGCCACTTTTACTCTTGCCACGAGTAGAGTGGCTTTTTACGTTTTTGATACATCTACAAACGATATATCCAATTAAACTAGCTATCAAGCTAGCTAATATACTAAGTAAAAAATTGTCCATACTTCCCACCTCCTTTCATTAGGAAGTAGGTTTTATCCCAGTATGAACTCCACTCTATAAATTGTAGATTACATCTTCTTGCTACAATTATTATAACATATAATTCTTACATATTTTACCTATATTTTATCTTCTTCTACTTCTTCTAGCTTCTTTAGCAATCTTTTTTTCTTCTTTTATTTCTTCTTCTACTTTAATATCTATAGAAGCAGCAACAAATGCCCTCTCGAAGTCTGGTAAATCTGTATATTCATGTGGTTTCCATTTGAATTTATGAAGGCAATAATGAGCTACACTAGCATCATAATCGCCTCCTTCAATTAGTTTTTTGCTTCTTCTACTTTATCTTCAAAAGTCCTATCAAAACCATTCACTTCTCCTACCTCACTTGAAAGGTCTGTGTATTCACCAGGAGTTAACATTGTTGTTAATAGTTCCTCTGCTCCCATTACACCATAGCTATTTTGAAGTTCTGCATCATGTAAATCTGGAAATACTACAGTTTCTACACACAGTTTCAAAGTATAAGTATTAAAATCTGTTTCACTAGTGTATTGCCCTGTTGCTTTCCCTTTTTTATTTAGTACAGGTACTCTTATAGTTGAATCTTTTCTTAATTGTCTATCTCTATCTGAATCTATTGCTTTAAGTTCCCATTCGATTGCTTTTCCATCTTCTCCTATAAACCTTTCACTTGCCACATACTTTCTATTCTCTACTTTTATTGCATTTTGACTTAAAAAAGCGTTTAAATCTCCCATATTCTTATTCTACCTCCATCACCAAATATTTTGTTTGTTTTTCTATTGTTGCAACACCAGCTTCATTTATTTCAAATTTTATGATTATTGGCTTTAATGACGAACCATCAATTGTATCTGTTGCTAACTTATCTGAAATATCTATAAGATATTTTCCTGCCTTTTTATACATCTCGCTGACACGTTCTTCCAAAGGTCTTTTATTGCTATAATCAAAAGAAATTGAATCTTTTATCTCATATTTATCCTTAATTTTAATCATCTCCTATTCTTATAAATAAAAAATACACATACATAAATCATAAATGTGTATTTTACTCCATACCATTTGCTATATTAAATTTCTCAACTAATTTCCAATTCTCAAAAGTAAAATCCATATCTTCATCTAAATACTCCCCATCAGCATCAAATTTAGCAATTATGCCTGAGTCCATATTGCAATCTTCCAGTATTATAGTTTGACGACCCACTGAACTTGTTGGGTCTTCATTGGTAATTTGTATATCGAAGTAAATATCCTCACCAGTTTCTTTATACTCATACAACAATTCTCTAAATATAGAGGTATTATAATAAAATGTTGCATTTCCTGAATATTTACTTCCTGTTGATTTATTTCCTTTTGTAGTACTACCTAATATAGGTATCTCACTCTTATTCTTTTCCATTTTAGCTTCTAAGTTAATAGCTTGCATAAAATTATATCTTTTACCTTTTATAGTTACAAAACACTCTGCCTTAGATGCACTTATTGTATCTCTTGCTTTTATTTGTTGTGCCATTATTATTCTCCTTTCTTATTGTTAACTAACTGAAACAGTCATATAAAGCTTACTCATAGCACTAATAACTTTTACAGCATCACTTACTACAACAGTCTTCTTGTCGCTTCCAGGTTCTACAGAAACATCATCAGCTTTGAAATCTTCTATTGCTCTCATATTTTGCAGTTGTTCATGATGCTTAACTACATCATTCCAAAACGAGATACGACCAGATTTATCATTTGGTACTTCACCCAAGTACTTTGTATTAAATAAAGTCGCTATATCATTAGCAATCTGGTCAAGTACTCTAACACTTTGATTACTTGAAAAGTCGTCATTCTTTTCATCTGTAAAACTAACAAAAGTATTTATATCCTCTAATACATGAACTTCATCTCCAACCTTATGAAATATAAACTTACCAGTTTTTAAAGCTTCTTCTAAATGTATTTGAGTGTAATTAACATCTACATCAAATTCACCATCATATCGCTTGTTAGTATTAGATTTATTTATATCGCATCCTGCTATAGCTCCAGTAGTCCAGTAAATTAAGCTAGATTCTAATAATCCAGTATCTTTAATCTTATTTTCAACAGATACTACACCTTCATAATCTGCATCATTCTTTTTATATAATACAGTTTGAAACTTAGCCCCAACTTTGTCTCTCATTCTCTTAGTAAACTCTACAAACAAACTTTTAATCTCTGCTGTTGTAGCCAAACATCCTAGTGCATTAAATGAGTAACTTTCTATCTTATCAAGAAAAGCTTGATACTCTGTTCCTGTCACAGCTTCACCATTAGTTCCATTAGTAAAAGTTAATCCTGCTGTAGCCTCTAATGTTGCTTCCTTCTTCCAAGTGACATAATCATTATCTTGCAGTTCTGTAATAACTTTAGCTATTTGAGTATCAACTTTCTTATTATCTAAAAGTGTTACAACATCAAATTTAGCATTATCATCTATATTTGTTGTTACTATAACTTTTAAGTCATTACCTCTTATACCACTGCATCTAGCTGTAGCAATACTACAACTAGCTTTAACACCTTTATTTAATTTATAGAAATATCCTAGCCTTATATTTTTAAATAAATCTCTCAAACCTTTCAACTTCTCATGTGTATAATCATATCCAAAATACTTAGTTGAATACTTCTCAAAATCATCACTAGTCACTTGAAATACTTCTTCATCAATTCCCCAATCAAGTTCTAAAGGCATTGCAACAATACCTCTATCGCTAAGTGAACTGGTTGCCCTTGTGGCACTTACAAAGTTTATATAGCTACCTGGTAATACTTTATTCTGTGTTACAAATGTTCCTCCACCTAAAGCCATCTAACTCACTCCTTTCATGAATTTATTTATTCTATCCTCTACCTCTGAGAAGGAATACAATTCATTTTCTTTTAAAATTGCATTTAATAAATCTTTTCTATTTACATACTTCTTAGAATTAACTATCTGCTCCTTAGTAAACTTATATTCATCTTCTTTACTTAATACTTTAGCTTTCAATACTATCACCTCTTTTTAAACCACCGAATAACTCTACTGTATCCATCTTATCTGTATTATTACTTTTTATAGTGAAATAGTTATAATCAACAAAGAAATGGAGTACATTATCTATAATTTCATAATTCATATTTGTTCCTCTAACTAAATCCCCTTCAATTTCTATATACTCTAATTCCTCCAGTAAAATTTCAGCTACCTCATTTATTTCAAATGATTTATCATTACTTTTTGGAAAATAGTGTACATCAAAGGAATTCTTTTTTAGTGTTCTACCACTTGGATATGGTACTTTACTTGGATTTATAGGAACAATAAGAAAACAAGGTTCATCTATACCTTGCTCCACATCTTCACTATAAATTGTATATTCATTTCCAAATGATTTATCTAATTTAATAGATATTCCATCTATAATATTATTAAGCATCAAACACTCCTTTCAACAAAATTAATAGTTTTTTCTCTATAATCTTATCAATCTGACCTTGTAACTCCATTTCTGAAATAGTTAAAAAATGTTGTCCTTTAACCCATCCCTTACCATTCTTAGTCCTATGCCCAAACTCAACATATGAAGCGTATTCTGTTGGATTGATAACCTCTATGATGTAATTATTACCACTTTTATACACTGGAAGTGACCTAGCATAAGCTATTCCACTCCAACCTTCTCTTAGAAATCCTGTATCAACTGGTGTTCTTCTAATTACTTTTCCTAAAAGTCTTGCTGCTAATTCTCTTGCTGCATCTTTGCAAAACTTATCTAAATCAATCTTTGTAAATTTCTCCATTCTTCTACAAGCTCTTTTAAACTCTCTAAAATCAACACTACCCCATCTAGCCATTAAGCCTTGTTCTTAAGTAATTCTAAGATAATTTCTTGATGGTTTGGATATATAGCTGATTCTCCACTTCTTGCATATTCTCTTGTTATATTATTTTGAGTAGTTATAATAAGTTTTGAACCTGCTTTAATGTTTATGTTTGGAGATATAAAGAGTTTAATAGTCTGTACAAGTTTAGCTACTTTTCCATCTGTAGCTGATGTAATATTTTTATATGATAACTTACAAGGTTGATTTTCTAATACGACTACTTCTTTATTGTTAGCTCGTTTTGTTACAGGGTCTTTAATTGGCTGATACTCTACTATAGTGCATTTATCTCTATACAGCATTTCTATTGCTTTTCTAGTCTTATCCATCATTATTTCCACCTAAGTTTTCTGTATCTATTTAATTGTGACTTGTAATCTTTAAGTAAAGATTCCTTAAATTCACTAGCTGAACTTCTGTAGGAAACTGATGTATCACCTTCTGATATAGAAGAAATAGAGCCTAGTGCAATATCTTCGCTTCCTAGACTCTCATTTTTATACATATCTATAGCCATTCTTAAAATAGTACTATTTAATTGTTCTGGTATAGTAGGTACATTACAATAGTTTTTGACCATTTCTTCTACATCTTCTAGTATAAACTCTAGTATTGTATCTTTTGAATCATCTTCTCTACTAAATCCTAAAAGCTTTTTTAGTCTTTCAACTTCCATATTAACACCTCTAATTTATTGTACCCATAAACACTTGGTCAGCATAAGGAAAACTAGGTAAGACTGTTGCAACTGCTTTTATCCACTTAGCAACTGGGTCAGCAGTAGAATACTGCTCTACAATTATATTTCCAACTGAACTAATGTCTATTGATGGATTTTTTCTAAGTTCTAATTCCTCTGCTGTTAATCCAAAGAAAGTATCTCCCATCTTGCCGTCAGGCATAAGAATAAACTTATTTTCATCTAAAAATCTCTTTGTTGTGTATTTACCATCCTTACCTTGAACTCTATATCTTTCATCATAAGTAAAAATAGGAGGAAGAGATTGAGAAGCTAAAAATACATTTAATTCTTTTAAAGTAAGCAATTTATCACTATTTACACCAAATATAGCTTTTCTTAGTTTTTCATCTCTTAATATCGTGTTTAAAATAGTTTTAGAGGTTAATGACCTTGTTGGAGTAAATCCAGTATCAACAACTATTTTATCAGTCATATTATAAATATCTCCTAATATATCTGGTGTTCCACTAGACCAAGTTTTTGTTTCTTTATGATTTGTTGGAGTTCCATATTTTAAAGAAGCTTTAACTCCATTTTCATTTATATTAAGTTCTCCTGTTGTTAGAACTTCCATTCTCATTGCTTCTATTCTAGTATTTACACTTGATACAAGGTTATCAACATCATTAAATATTTGATTTATCATTTGAGTTTCTTCTTGTGAGTTTCTTGGCTCTTCAAGTACAATTATATCTTTTTCATCTAGTTTAATTTTTCTTTTCACAAGTGCAAGTTCAGCAATACTTAAATTAGCACCTTCTCTTGATGCAATCTCTGCTTCTGTATCAAAAGCATGAACACTTGCTGATACTGGAAGATTAGATGCACCTTTTATCATCTTTATTTCAAGTCCTTCTATCTTTTGAGTTGGAAATAATAAATCTCCCATTGTTTCTTTTAATTTTCTAGTCTTTGTATAGTTTATCAGCTCTTGAACTGACAATAATTCTTCTACTCTTGCCATATTTCATCCTCCTACATAAATTTAATATTTGGTAATTTTGTCTTTATAGTTTCTATAGCTTCTTTTACATACTCACCTTGCAATCTTTCGATTATTACATAGCCTTCCACCATTGATGCAACTGGTTGTGGTCCATAAGTAACATCTACAGTTGAAAAAACTATTCCTACAGGGTCTTCTGATAATGTGTATGTATAACTACCCGAAGAACCTCCTCTAGTTATCTTTACCACTTTGCCACTCTCACCTAATAAACTACCTGCTAACACATATTTCTTTCCATTTTCATCAGCCACTACATCTGTATCTAATGCTGTTTTTGAAAAGTTAATATAGTGTTGAGAAGCTAGAAACTCGGGTGTGTTATCAAAATTTACCTCTTTAAAATACATACTTTATCCTCCTTTTTATTTTATACTCCATGCGTCAGCATATGGATTTTTAGAACCTTCCTCATTCTTTTCTTTAGCAATATTTTCAGCTCTACTTAATGTATTTTTATTGCCATTATCGGGGCTGTAATTTATCTTAGTCTCTCCTGTTTTTATTAAGAAAGATTTTTGAGTTAACCAAGTATCAGTCTGTTCCTTTAGTCCTGTAAAAGTACCATTTTCATATTTTATTTTTTCTAAATCAAGTTCTGCTTTTGCTGCTTTAGTGCTATGAACATTAAGTTTAATAAGTTCATTTTCTAACGCCATATCAAACTCTTTTTGTTCTTTTTCCTTTAATTTCTTTTGATATTCTTCATCTTTTGCAGTTAATTTAGTCTCATAGCCTTTTTTAAGCTCTTCAATCTGCTCTTTTGTCATTCCATCCTTAAAACCTTCAATTGCTTCTTTAGAGGCTTTTAGTTCCTCTTTTACCTTTTCATACTCAATTTTATTAATATAATTTTCTAATTCTTTTAATGATTCAGCTTCTACTTTCTTTGCATCTTCTTCACTAAGACCTAGTGCAATTAGTTCACCTTTTTTCATTTTATTTAATTCTCCTTTCATTTTTAGAAAATAAAAAAGCCCTTGTTAGGACTTACTAAAACCAATATTATTCTCACTACAATTATTTATTGATATAGCTTCTATTTGTGATAAATCTATTACAGTTGTTCCATCTTCATCTAAATACCCTTTCAAATACCTACAATCTGAGTCAGCTTCCATAAAATCTTTCATTAACTTATCAGTAACATCTTCGTTTGTTATTCCAGATACACAATTTCCACTCTTAAACCAAATTACATACTCTTTCAATAATACAACCCTCCTTTCATTTCTTACAAAATAAAAAATCTTTGAACAAATTATTCATAAATAATATGGCTTATTAGCGAAGCTATAAGGTATATTGCTTTTCCTATCAAATACCCACTTATAACTCCTGCTAAGCCATAAACTAATCTAACACATGTAAAAGTATTATTATCTACCATGTTAGCTATACCTAAAACATGAGCCATGATTATGTTGATACCTATAAAAACACCTAAAGCTATACCAACAACTGTAATAATAAATGCCATAATATTTCTAACACTTATTTTGCTTGGCTTTTTAATATATTTCTTTTTAAACATATTTCCATCCCTCAAAACTTATTCAATACTTTCTCTTAGACGTTCCTCTAATTGTTTTACAATACTATCTATATCAACTTTATTTTCTTTTGCAAATATTCTATTTAATTTTTTCTCTAATCTATCTACTACTTCATTGAGTGTTTCAATTTCTTTTGTAGCACTTTTTATATTTTCCTCAAAATCAGTTGTATCTAGTTCCAATTTAGCTGAAAGTTCTAATTTATTTTTCTTGTTGTTATCTTCATCAACATATCTATGTCCTCTTTCTAAATTTTCATATAACTTCTCAAATTCACTAAATGTACATGAATAAATCTTGCCTTCACTATCTTTTATAATAAAATCTCCATTAGTTGCCCTAATAACTCCATTTTTATATTTTATACAGATAGTTTTCTTTACTTCACCTCTATGAATCGTAGAATTTAAAGATTCATCAAGCCATATAGTTCCTTTTTCAAAAGCTTGATAAAACCATTTAGGAGTATTAGGACTTCCTAATATCCATTTAAAAGCTTCTACTTCCTCTGATTTCTTTTTAAATTTAGCCATATTATTTATCCCCCTTTAAATTTTTAATCATATCTTCATTGCTAACTAGTAAAGAAGATATGATAAATATCACACCTAAAATAAAATTAAGTAGTGGAAATAAAGCCATAAAAATAAAATTACACTTTCTTCTCACTTTTTTATTTTTAAGAATCTCAATCAATTCCTCATTACTATCAATCTTCATTTTAAATAAATAAAGCCCTGTACAAAACACAATTATTGATAAAATATATAATTTAAGCATTTCAAATCACCCTCTCAATAAATTTTTACATAATAAAAGCACCTACTAATTTATAACTTAGCAAGTGCTTTTACATATTTACTATTTGTATATCTTTCCATAAATCCTTTAGTAATTTACCATCAATGTTGTAATTATCAACCATATCCTTACCATTTTTATAATACTTTGTATCTCCATTAGGGCAAAGAGTAATAAACCTTGTATCATCATCTCCAATAGATATATTATATGGTTTATTATATAAGTCAAATTCTATATCTAATCCTAAATCAATAGAATCAATTAAATGTTGTAAATTCTTAAATTTATTATCCATTTTACTCTCCTTTCAAAATATCTTTGTTTGCTATTTTATGAGCTTTTGTAAGCTCCATATCCTTCTCTCTTTTTACCTTATCATGGTTATTTTCATCAGCTAACCAATCATGTTTATGAGGTACAATTTTATGTTGCTTTGGGTTTCTATGGTCAGTTAAGTCTAAATCTAATCTAGGTTTTCCTGTATTACCATAGTATCTTCTTTGAATTAATTTACCATCTTTGTAATTATCAAATACACTATTTGGTTTTGATTCAAATGGCACTGAATGAACACTTCCACTAGTTAAATTTCTCTGATTCTTAACTTGCCAATTTACATCCTTATAAAGCTTTTTAGCTTCCTCATACCTTATAGTATCATTATACTTCATATGTTGATATTCATCAAATTTAGAAGGTATTTCATTTCCTAATACCTTTTTATATTCTTCAAATTGTTTTCTATCTTTACTCTCATTTAGTTGCATTTTTCTAAGAGTATCAGCTTTTTCTTTTCCAAGTCTACCCTCTATATGTTTCTCATACCACTCATTATACTTCATATTAGATGGTACATAATATGTTTTTCCATCTTCTCCTTTTGCTGCTCTGTAACCTTCTTCATCTTCAAACCAAGGAGCTGTTGTTGTCCTACAATGACAATGAAATGGTGGAGCTGTAACTCCAACTTGATAATCCTTCATATCAAATACTTTTCCATCTAACTCTCTACATATATTTGATGTTTTTAAGTCTAGTGTGGCAATAATCTCATACTTCTCTACATCTAAATCATTGAAACAATCTTTTCTTGAAGCTGATGCAAAGAAAGCTGATTCAGTCATTATCAAATTCTTAGCTTGTGATTTAGATACATTAAATCTCTTAGAAAAGTCATTTACTAGGTTCTTTGGATTTTCACCTCTAATAATTGATTGAGTTAGCTTAGTATGTAACTCATTAATTAAAGCAGGTCTATGTTTGCCCCAAATCCTTTCACTAAAATTTAATCCATCACTAGTCCATGGTTTAGAGATAACTTTATTTATTCTATTAGTATCAAGATTCATTAAACTCCAACCAACGTTTACTCCTTGTTGAACATTAAAAGCTGCATGATAATATCCACTTGTATAAATATGTCTCATTAATTTATCAATACCATCAAGTTCATTTCCATAAAGCACTTCCACTTGTTGCTGTATTTGTAACTTTAAAGCTTCAAGCCTTGTTATATGAACTCTTGCACTAGCATTTTCTAACTCTTTCATCCACTTTTGATTTATAGCATTTTCTTTACCATATTTAATATATTCTTCTACACTCCATTTAAACTCTTCTAGTTCTCTTGTATTTAGTAGTTTCCTAGCTTCTAATAAAGATATTCCTTCATTTTTGGCAAATCTGTTGTACCATGCTAATATATCTTTTTCTATACTATTTATAGCTAGTTTATATTGCTTTTCTAATTCAAGATAATATTTTACACTTTTGTTATTTTGAGCTTCTTCTAATTGTTCAAATCTCTTTCTCCAATAATCATTATGTTTCATCTATGCCACCGTCTTGATTAGGAATTAAATCATCATATTCTTGTTGGCTATTTTCTTTTTTAATCTGTTTTTCTTCTTCCTCTGCATTATCTACAAGCGGATGATTTTTTAAATTAGTCTTTTCTGATATTATTCCAACACTCTTAGAGCATATCTCAGCTAGTTCTAAATCATTTTGAATCATATTCCTAGTCCAAGTTTGCAAAACCCTTTTAGGAGAATATCCTAAATGTCTACATATCATTCTTACTAGTTTAGCAAACCCTAATCTAAACTCTGTTTCCATAAGTCCTGCTTTTAATTCTAACAAAGTGTACAAGAATTTGAGTGCTACACCACTTGTATTTGCAAAGTTTTCGGGTTTAGGGTCAACACCTTGACCTTGGACATAGATTTGCTTTTCTGTTGTTTTAAGAAGTGAATCTCGAGCTTCAATTGGAATATTTATTGTAATTGTACTTAACCCACTCTTATCATCTGCACCACTACTTTGTAAATCAATAGTTTTATATTCTTTAAGTCCTTTTAAAAACTCTGTTAAGTCTGCACCTCCATAGTTCGTAAGAACGAAAATAACTTCTTGTATATCTTCAATATCATTCACAAAACCGCTATAAACCTTGTCGTATACATCAATGAGGTGTTTAACATTATCTAAATCTCTTACCTCTAAATCATTGTTTAGAAATTCGATAAATGGAACTTCTCCAAAATTGTGTTTATATACATTAGTTTGAGTTTCAAGTTTATTATCTAAATTTTTCTCTATAAATTTATTAAGTATCTCCAATCCATTGATATTACTATTTCCATCTTTATTTTGATAAGTATAACAACATTCATCTGTCCAATACTCATAGATTACATATTCTTTTCCTTCATCATCAGTCTTTTTATATTCTCTAAGTACTGCAAGAAGCTTTCTGTTTAAATCTGATGAATATACTGCTCTTATTTGGCGAGGGTCTATATTAGCATATTGGAAGTCATTGTTATCATCCTCCCAAACATGTAACCATGCTTTAGAGCATATACTAGCATTTTTCCCAAGTGTTTTGGCTTCTTTTGGGTATCTATCACCTAAAATATCAGTTATCTTTGAATTTATACCATCATCTCCAACATCAAAAGTAGGCGGATAAGTAAACAGATATGATACTTTTTGGTTAACTAAAAAACCAAACCAATTAAATGGTATTCTATTATCTGCATTTCTTAGTGGATTATTGGCTGTATTTACTTTGCCAACATTATTAGGGCTTCTATCTCTTATAATGTCATTTTCATTTTTATAGTATTTTTCAGCTTCATCAGCTTTTTTAACAAATTTACTATGTTTACTATTAGTTTGTTCAATTAACTTTTTTATTACATCTAGTTCCAATCCATCACCTTCTTCCATTTGGTGTAAGCACTTTAATTCCTGTACCTAATGAATCTGTATAAATAGCATATCTAAGTGCGTCTAATACATCATCCCATTGTTTAATTGGCTCACCTGTATTTTTATTCCAAGCATACATATAAATTTCTTTCCTAAATAAATTAACATTGTCATAAACTATAAATAATGTGTTAGTTTTAAACCTTTTTGCAACTATTTCAATGCCTGACAATATAGCTTTATTAGCATTAAAAGCTTTTATCCCATTTCTTTTAAATGCTGCTAAGTGTTCTGGTCTAGCACTATCACAATGAAACTTTATATTTCCATATTTCTTTTTTATACTTTTAGCTTTCTCTATCCAGTAGTCAATTTCTTTGTGTTGAGCTGAATGTTCTTCTAATAGATATAAATTACCTCTATCATCCTCGCCAATTACAACAATAGCTCCAAAGTGTTCATATCCCCAGTCAACACCTGCAAAATATCCTACAAAATTAATATCATTTAATTTATCCTTAGAAATATAATGAATATCCTTATTAAAATCTTGATAAACTAATCCATCTGCTGACACCCATAAGCCATTTATATCTCTGTCATAAAAAACGCCACTTGGAGTAGATTTTTTAATATTTTCTCTGTATCTTTCACTTAGAAATATATTATCATCCAGTCTATAATGAAAAGATTGAATAACTTTACCATCTGTTTTATCTACAAAGTTAGTTTTTAACCAATGCTCTGGTTGGTCTGGGTTAGTATCTACAAGTATTCTAGCACCTTCTCCACTACATCTTGATTTTATTTCATTAAATACTTCTTCATTTGCAACTGTACCCTCATTTATATATGCTCCAAACGAAGTCATACCTCTTATTCTTCCTAAGTCATTTGTTTTTGAGTGTCCAAAGCAACATACTTGAACTCCAAAAAGTACAAATCTATTATGTTTGTCAAACTTAAATTCAATATCATACTTGTTTGTAAGTTCATTTAGTACATTTCTTTGCAAAGCTCCTAAGTCTGCTCCTGCCAAGATATATTGAGGAAGCTTAATATCTAACTCATTAGCTATCTTTCTAACCCTTCTAAGTTCAAGCAAGAATAAATCATTGTCAATTATTGTTTTTCCTGTTCTTTTAGCACCATAATTAATTAGCATGAAGTAGTCATTATTTAAAGCAAAGTTAAGAACTTCAAGTTGTTTACTATGATATAATTTATCAATCATTTTTTATCACACTTTCAAGCTTATCAAAATATCTATCAAGCTTATCTTCTTTACTTTCTTGATTATTTATCTTTGATTTTAATACTTCTACCCTTGCTCTTTGTTCTTCTGTAGCCAAATTCCAATCCTTATGAATCATTTCATCATACTGCTTAATTAAACTCCTTAACTCACTCATAGCCCTACTCTGTGCATTAAGAAAAGATGCTTGCCTATCCCATGCAAATTGAAATTCATACTCTATCTTCTCTCCATTTTCTGTACTTTCATGTTTCTTTAATTCCTTAATCATTTCTTCCTTGTCTTTAACATACATTATCTTCTGTGCTCTTATTATTGCTGCGTATTGAATTGTTATCTGTTCCCAAAGAATATCAAATTTATCTTTTATAGATATTTCTTGTATCAATTCTCTAGTTTCTTCGGGTAGATACTTTGAGAAGAAACCAAACTTTTCAGCGTTCTTATTCTCTTTTGGAGCACCATGACCAACTGAATTTTTATTAGAAAAGGGTGCACCTCTTTTATTTATAGGTGCACCCTTCTTTTTTTCACTAGCCCAGTTGTATCTTTTTATCCATGACTTTAAAGTGTTTAAGCTAATGTCATACTTTGATGATATTTCCTTTTGTTTCATTCCTTTTAAGTAATCTTGTTTTACCTTTTCTTTGACATCTTGCACATCACCACCTCTTTATTTGTTTGTTTTGGGAATAAAAAAAGAACCTCATAATTGAGATTCTTTTTTTGTTTACTCTACTTTAAGATTCAATTCAAATTCAGTCCCACATTCTAAACATTTAACTTTACCATCTTCTAGTATTTCAAATTCAGATATTTTTTCGCATATTTTACATTTTTCTTTGAACTTATTTCCAACATTTTGTGATGTAAATATAGTAGGGTTATTTTCAACTTCTTTTTTTAAATCATCAATAACACTGTCAAAATTCAAATTACCACTTATCTCAAATCCCACATAATCACCTCCTTATAGTATAGTAAATTCTATGTTATTATACAATATCCTTCAACAATCGTTCGACAATAGCAGAATTCACCACAATTTTATGCTAATATTCTATTGAAAGGAGGTGTTCTTATGAGTAAAAATATTGACATTAGAAATTTAAAGCAATTTCAAAAGAAAATTGAAAGAATGGAACAAAATTTAAAACCTGACTTTGATAAGATTCGCACAATAATTCTTAGCAAGAAATTTATGAACCAACACACTAATTTTGATTCTTTTGATGAACTACTTGCATTTGGTAATTACATAGTCAATTCAGAAGAAGACTTTTTAGCTATTCCTGATAATGAATTTGATTTATTTATAGTTAAAAATACTGATTTCCCAGATTGGCAAACCATGCTTGATTCAGCATATTCAAAATATTTAGAGTCTTGCCTTAGATAAAACATCTAGACAACTTTCAAAATGTTTATCTAATTCTTTTATGATTTCCCTAGATTCCTTTATAAACTCAGCCATATAACACACACCACTTGCAGGTATCTTGAATTCAGAATCTAGGGAATTTTTTCTTTCTGATACTACATCTTGTGTGTTTTTCTTAATCTCCATAATTTCATTCTCCTTTTAATTTATTGTATAAAAAAAGACCATCTATCAAGATAGTCATTTTAGATTTTATGTACTTTTATTTTTTTAGATATTTCAACATTTGAACTAAATAGTCCCCATCTAACGAATCTGTTTCGTCTTTATCAAGGCTTCTTTTTCCAAAGTCTACAAATCCATTATCCTTATAAAATTCAATTAATTTAGGTTTATCTTCACATTCAAGGTACACTATTTTCCCACCCATATCTAACTGTACTGCTTTTATCTTGTCACATGCAATTTTTAGAAGTTCATCACCCTTGATTAATTTATTATAATTATTTGAATAATTCTTTCCTATTTGCCCTATCAAAGGTGCTCCAATAATATATCTTCTTAGTTCTTCATTGTATTGTCCAAACTTCACTATTTTCCTAGCTAAAGAGTTTGATAATGTTTTTCTTTTTATTGTAAAATACTTATTAGCTAGAGTGAAATATCCAACTATAACAGGCTTGCCTTTATAAGAAGTTAGCACTAAATGTGTACTAGCCAAACCCTGTTTAGAAAATTCAATAGCTTTGTTTTTTAAAAATTCTTCTACATCTTTATTAAGGGGACAAGAAAAACTGGAGAGAATTTTTTTAACTTCTTCTTCCTCCAGCTCTCCTAGCATATTACTTAAGTTTACAATTAAATAGCCACTCATTAAAATCTCCCGAATATATCCTTTATTTTATCTTTTGGTACTTCTGAACATTTTTTACTTAATACAACTTCTTTTTCTTGTTTATTTTTAGCATTTTCTAGAGCTGATACTAGATTTCTTCCAAATGCCTTTTTTCTTACATCTACATTTTTTAAAATACTTTTTGTAGCCATAAGTACCACCTTCCACTTCACTATTATAATTTAATTATACTGACGTTACGTTAAATATGCAATATATTTCGAGGAATTATCAGTTGGCATTTTGTACATGATTTTATTATTATTATTCACAATATGTACATTTTATATAATAAAATTACTGTTATTTATAATTAATTTAAATAACTTACACTATAAAAAATTATGTCATATATCTTATGTATATTAATTCAAATGCTTGCTAAGTATTTAATTTTAAGTATGCACATTATAATATACCTAAACAAATAGTATTATGACAATAAAAATTTCTTTTTTCTTTTTAAAAATTAAAATGCTAAGTTTGGAGTAAACTTAGCATTTTTAGTAGGGAGATACATATATTATGTCGCAGGTTCTAAGAATCGAACTTAGACTAGACACCAGTACCTGCATGGTGAGTGAGGTTACCAAGCCCCACCCGATTTTTAGACTTCTGAATTAAGATACAAAATATAAAATTTTGCCCTCAATTTCTCTACTTTTAGTGTATACGTTGATTAATATTTGAACATAGTTAGAATTGAACTAACAGCGTCCTCACGCCCTGCCTAGTCTGTTCGTAGTGACTAGGGCAATCCCTTATACCCTAGTCAAATATTAAGTTTTGAGAGGGAAATCTTTATTTCCACAATACTATTATCTCATGCTTTTTTAATCAAAAAGGGGAGAAAGTAGGGAATAAAGTGGGAATTTCTGGGGAAAAACTGGGGAATTTTCTAATTTTTAAATAATGGGAGTTCATTTTCCTTAATTCTTGGATAAAGCATATCCATAACTTTATACACTAATCTTTCCCTTACACATCTACATGTTTTCCTATCTGAGTTCATCTCTAAGGATATATAAACCATACTATTTTTCATTCTACTATTATAAAACAGTTTAAAAAAATGTTCTTCTCTTATATCTAAGCATGTAAGTGCATTTTCTATTTTCTTCTTTTCTATTTCTTTATCTTTTTTCAGTTTTTTCAATCTAGTAATATCTCTTTCTTTTTTTATAATCTCATTCTCAACAGTTGAATTAAAAGCATATGTTGGACTTACTTTTTCATCATATCCAACAGCCTTACACCCAAATATCTCATTTTCTCTACTTTCTATATCTAATTCAAGATTCTTAATTTCTGCACTTAAAAATTTATAATGATGTAATCTACCTTCTACTTTTTTAAATAGTTCTTTTTTATTGATATTATTATCCATACTTCCACACTCCTGTTTATGTTATAATAATCTTGGATAAAAGTTTTATATTTTTGACAAGTGGAGTGTGAAAGCACTCCTTTTCCTTTTTTTTGAATAAATTTAACTTACTATTGATAATTGACTATTTAAAAGTCTTATTTCTTCTTCAAACACTATAGGTAACTTATAATTGTTTACAATCTCTAATACTTTATTTAATTGACAACGCTTTATAGCCTTATAACTATCTACTCCAAACTCTCGTTTAATCTGATGGTATATATCATTGTATACTTTACCTCTTAAAGATTTATTTTTATAAGCCTTACTTCCATGACCTCCTAGTGATTTTGTTGCTACCTTCTTAACTTCTTTTACAATACTTTCACATTCAATATTGAATAGTGGTGCATCATCCATAAAGTTCTCTAATTTCTCATTAACATTCTCTATTTTAGTTTCTAAGACTTCTTGTTTCTTATCTAGCATAAATATAGCCTGTAACTCCTTTGATGCACTTAAAAGAGGATTATTTAGTTCTTTTCTCATAGAGAAATATCCATCAACTAACTTCTCATATAATTCCCAAGCTATATCATCTTCTAATATTTTTAATAATTTTGCATAACCTCTTTCAGATAATATATAAATCCCAGATAATAACCCTTTGTTTTTTAACCCTCTATAAGAATTAATTGATTGTTGAGTAAATCCTAATTCTTTTATTTTGGTATCGTCCAAACCGACACCTAACAAATCTAATATATCTTTTCCATCTTTAAATCTTTTTCTATTCTTATTTATAAGCTCATTAATCTGTCTAGATTCTCTATTATGTATCTCGGCTATATCTTTTACTAGCATTGCTTTCTTATGTTCTCCAAATCCACCCTCAATGTTATGAAATTTCATTCCCTCGATTTCTAAAGTTCCAAGTACTGTTATTTCTTTATTTATATTTTCATTCATAATTTATCTCTCCTTTGTCGTTTGATATATTCTTTATTTAGCTTTTTCACATTTTTATGAAAAACTAAGGGCATAATTTAACGAACGGATTTTTCCGTTGGTTAGATAACATCTTCTAATATAACCTCAACCCTGGGATTATCGCTATAATATTTACTAGCTACAACCTCAACAATCTGTGTATCATCCTTATAAGCTATCTCATTGAGTGAATCAGCTACTACTTTAATGACATTATCAATGTCAGGCTTTTTACTAGGTCTTAACACATTATTTCTTTTCTGCTCCTTAACCTTTTTACTGTTACTTTTAGCTATAGAATAATAACATCTTAAAGTCATTTTTATATAACCTTCAAAGTAATATTTAACTTTAGATTGATATAGCCATTTTATTAGGTCCTCATAATTCTTAGTCTTATTAGGTGTATAGGTCCTTTTAGCGTAAGTATTCATTCTTGGTCTTTCCTTGCCAACTGGCTCTCCATCTATTACAAGAAAAACTTTCATTTTTTCACCTTCTTAGCCTTCTTCCTACATTCTTTACAACAATAAACATCCTTAGATTTTTCTTCAAGATAAAATAACTTACCACACCAACTGCATCTTCTTCGTTTCATAAGCTCACTTCCTATTTAGCGTAAATCTTCTAGCTCTAAGTGAGAGTTTATTTTTGTTAGTTCTTCTTCTAGAACTTCCAAACACTTATTTTTATTTTTTAAAATACTATTTGTAGAACGGCATTTTACTGTAATACCAGTTGGAATATGAGTAACTTCAACAGAATAATCTTTACTTTTCACCATTTTCAAATCTTTAGGATGTATAGTATATCCATTTTCTAATTCATATAGCTCATTTTTACCTTCAAGATAGCTTTCGCATTCTTTGAAGTTATTAATTTCAATTCTTTCAAGCATACACATATCTTCAAAGTAGTTTTTACAATTATAATTTTCACAATATATATTAGCCATTTAACACACTCCTTTTATAAGTCAAAGTAAGTCTATAACATTCTAGTTTCATTCACAAACTTACCTTGACTTTATTTTTATAATTATCTTTCTGCATCCTTCTCTAACCAATTTTTATATGCTGTATCACAATCTTTACTTTCACAATCTCCCTTATCATTTATACAACTACCACAAATCTCTTTTCCAAATTCCTTATACACTTCTCTTTCATTAATATTCTTTAACTTGCACATTTCTTTATTAGTCATATGCTCACTCCTTGCATTTTCTAAATGATTCAACTACCATTTCAGTCTCTCCACAAGTATCTTCTGTAAAATCTATTTGTCTCCCATTAAATTCTCTTATATAATCTGCTATATCATATACTCTTTGACATTTATTCTCTATACAGTTACAAATATCATTTATATTTATTTCGTTTGGAATTTCAACTATAACTTCATGTTCTAAAGTCACTTTTTCCTCAAACTTAATTTTATATTTTTTCATTTTAAATACTCCTTTATTTCATTTTTGAGAGTTACAAAACACTTCAACAATAATTTATACTAAAAGATATTTTGTAACTCTCTAAACTGTTTTAATTAGATATTTTCACTTATATTTCTTCTAACATTTCCTCGAGTTTATTTTTTAATAAATCATATTTTTCTTTAGTTTCTAAATCTAATATTCTAACTCTTCCTTGCTCTGCTATAATAGCTATATTTGAACTTTCACATATCATCTGTATATAATTTACAGAAGCATTTATCATTTCTAATCTATCATCCATTCTTATACACCTCTTTTATTGTCGCAATTTTCACACTCTTTTAGATTCAATCTATACTCATAAACTCTACCAGCTATAAAACTACCTACTATAAGTATTAAACTAGCCAAGATGTTCATTTTCTAACATCTCCTTACGTTCTAAGAACTCTTTTTTAATTTCTTCCAAATTCTCGCATTCATTACCAACTACTACATATTTTTTGCTATTCATTATAGTTGCTTTACTTGTAATTTCCTCCCATTTACCTTCAAATTGCTTTAAATAATGCCATTCAACATATAATTCAAGAGCATAATTTTCTTGTCTTACAATTCCATATTCATATTTATTTTTAGTATTATAGGGTTCTTTCAATATATCTCCCTCATAAATTTCTTCATTATTTCCAGACCAACATTTAGAGAATACTCCAATATTAGATACTCTTTGCCATTCACAATCTTCTTTTAGCATAAATAAACAATCTACTGCATCACTCCACTTTATTGTTTCAGAATAAATCCACTTCTCATTCTCAAAATCATAACCTCTATACTTAATTAAACTCACTTTTAATCATCTCCTCATATTCTTCTCTAGCCTTATCTATAGCAATAAATATGTCCTCTCCATTGTCATACAACTCTTTTGCTCTTTTAATTGTGTATTCAGTCCTTGAAACTTCCATTATTCCTCCTTAATATATTCAGCTTTCCAGCCACTTCTTGTTTTAGTTTTCTTTTTAATTGTTTGGTAAACTGCCTGACTCTGTAGTCTTAAAAAACACGCTGCACTATCTATAGAATCAAATATTTTTTCTTCACCAGTTTTGGCATTAATCAACTTTACCTTTGAACCTTTCTTTTTCTTTTTTCTATTTTTATCAACATTAAACTCTATTAACATTTTTTCACATGTTGGAAATATAAGTTCTCCATTTTTTCTTACTCCGTGAACACAACAATATAGTGCTAAGTAATTTCTACATGTAGGGTCATCATCTATGATATTTGTTCCTAAAGAACCACTAAAATATTTTTCAACCTTTAACATTTCAGTAACCTCCCTATTTAACTGGCATTTGAAATATTCTATTTCTATAACTTCTAACCTTATAACTGTCTATAGAATCTGTTCTAGTTCCACCTTCAATAAATCTTTGTATATTATCCAGCACTTGTATAGCCCTTTTTTCATCCTCATACTCACCTATCTTTTTAAAGTTATCCATATCTCCAAACATTGCATATACACATTCTTTATCAACATTTATCCAATCAGCTTTTACTAAATCAGTTTTATCTTGACTTCTAATTATTATCATCCCTAATACCCCCATCATCACATTTTCTTAATAATTCTTCTAAGCAACTCTTACATATAACAATTACAAATTCTCTACCATGCAAATCCATAACCTTTGTATTTGTAAACTGGTCATCATAACTCTCAACTAGAAACTCCCCACAAACACTACATATAGCTGTTCTACTCATTTTTATCCCTCCATTTTTAACTTTTAGGAAGTAATATTGTATAATTACTCCCTAGACTATTTAACTTAATTAAAAAGGTATATCGTCATCATCTATTGCTTGAAAACCTTGTGGGTCTAATCCTGGTGGTACATATTCTTGTTTAGCATTATTATCATTTTTACTAGAAAGTAGTTCTAAAGCATTTACATTAACCTTAGTAATAGATTCCCAGCAACCATTTTCATCTTTGTAATTATATATATTTAACTCTCCAACAGCATATATAGGTTTACCTTTAACAAGATATTGCACTAAATTCTCTACATGTTTTCCTAATTGCTCACATTGAATAAAATCAGTTATTTTATTTCCATTTTTATCTTTAAACCTTCTATCTACTGCCATTGAAAAGGTTATTTTTGGAGTACCCGAATTTGGAAGGTACTTCAATTCTGCATCTGCAACTAATCTTCCAACTAAAGTTATTGTATTCATTTAACTAGCCCCCTTCTATTTTTCTTCTTGCTCTTCTGTATACTCAACAAAGTAAGTATAAGTTGTCTTGCTATTTTGCTTCTCTCTAGCAATCTTTACTGTATATCCAGCTTTCCCAAGTAATCTTAATAATTCCAATCTATCTTGTTCATTTAAAGAACCACTTCTTTGTGCATATATTCTCGCCATTTATACCTCCCCTTTCTAGGAAGCAATATATTGATATTTACTTCCTAGAAGTTTAATTTTATTTAAATTTAACCTTTTGGCTTTTCTTAATTATGTCATCTAGTTCGTCAGGTGAATATTGAGTAAATGTTTCATTGAAGTTATGAAACTTATTTTTACTCACATTAGGAGTATTCACAGCTTTACTATTAGACTGCTTCTTATCCTGTTTATTCTTTTTCTTCCTCTCAAACTCATTTTGATACTCTGTAAGTTCTAAATTAGTTTTTACACCTGCTTCTATCCAATTATTTAATATTGTCTTTACATACTTATAATTCTTAACTCCATTTGCTATTGCTTCATCAATAGCTCTTATAATTACATCAGCTTCCATTCCATCATCTAAGTAACTCATTAACTCTATAAAGTTATTAGGAGTAATCACACCTATATATTTTTCAAAGTATTTTTTTATGTAGGTGGTTTTGTCTTTATTGGATTGTTCATTAATAACAATAGTAATAACATCATTTTCTTTTAAACCTATTTTCTTTTTAATACTATTTTCTTTTATGTTGCCGATTTCCCGACCTCGGTTTTGCCGGCTTCCGGTTTCACCGACTTCGGTTTTACCAGCTTCCGGTTTTACCGGAGTCGGGAAAACGGCACACGGTTGAGATTCAGTCATTTCAACACTTTCAGAATTTACATTTTGAGGTGTATCAAAAATATCATATCTATAACCTTTCATTTGACCTTTTTCATCCCTTATTTGTGTCCTAATAACAAAACCTTCCTGCATAAGCTCCTTTAAAGCATTACTTACTTTTGTCTTACTATCTTTTCTATAGCTTATTAATGATTTTGCATACACTTTATGGCTACCCGACCTTTGAAATCTTAACATTTGAGTGACTACTCCTACAGCTGAATAAGAAAGATTTTCATTGTCGAGGATTGTATTAGGTACTCTTGTAAATGGGTCGTCAAAATTTATGTGAAAGTATGTTTCATTATTAAAATTCAATATATCACCTACTCTTGATTTTGCTTATCTAAAATGCTCTTGTATCCATTTAGAACCTTTTCATACTCTTGCTTAGTCAAATCTATTGCTAGTTTACTAAACTTCTTATAAACCTCACTATCGACTCTATTCTTATCCTTATCTATAGACTCACCTAAAAAATATAGTGTACTTAATTCATCTTCACTAACTTCTCTTTTTTTTTGTTCTTTTCCATGTGTATTTGTTGCATCACTATCCTTTGTATCATCAATGCAGAATAATCCATTTAAAGCATATTTTCTTGCATAACTTGATACACTTCCAGTCACTTGTGCTAAGTCCATGCCTTTTTTAGTTTCATCTTCTCTCGCTAATGCTTTTGCAGATACTTTTTCTCCTGTTTCTGCATCTATTAAAGTTGCTGTAGCTTCTACATAGAATCTAGTTCCTATCTGAACAACTTTATCATCTAATATAACTAATGCTTTTTCTTCTTTTAGAATAGGCTTCAAACCTTCTAGTATATCCTCGCAACTCCTATAGTTGTATTTACCAAAGCTATTAAATTGACTTTTAGGAGCTTTTAAAGTACTCTGTATATTTACAAGTTTTATATAAACATTATTAGTTTCCATGGTCCTCACCTACTCTTTTTTAGCTTTTGGAATTGTTAGTGTAGTTCCATATTCAATCCTACAACCTTCAACCTCATGACCTTTTTTGATAAAGTCTTTAATGGTATTTTTATCTACTTTTACAACTTGCTCTACTGTTTTATATATAGCAGGTATCTTTTCTTCATCTTCTATGACTAAGCTACCTGCTGACTTTCTTATACTTATATTTCCTAAAAATGTTTCTACCTTTTTAATACCAAGCAGTTCCATACATTCCTTTATGTTACTTTTTAATCTATCAAGACTATTCTTCTTAATCTTCTTTAACTCTTGCATTCTCTTAATCTCTAAGTCTAAAGAGTTTATATCACTATCAATATCTATTATCACTGAAACTATCCTAGTGTTTTTATTTTGTATCTCTTGTTTTATTATTTCTTTTATTTCCTCTAGTTTTTCAGCTTCATTTCCTGTTATTTCTGTTAAACCTTCTTCTATTTCTAATAAATCTGTAGTTAATTCATATAAAGTACTCATAATTTCCCTCCGTTTATGCTATAATATAGTCATATTTTTATTTTTAAATATTTTCTGAATCGAGCCACTCCTAATGGCTCTTTTTTTATATCTGGACATCTATAGGTCTATCTCTTCCAAATTCGTCTAAGTACATACAAAGTCTTTTATAGTCCTCACTTTCTTCACTCTCTTTTATTTTGATTTGTGTATCTAACAACTCTAGTAATGACTCAGCAAATATTTTTAATCTTTCGTTTACTGTTACTTCTCTTAATGCATCATTTAAATTAATGTCATCTAACATATCTCTGCTAGATTTATTTTTGAGAATCTCATAAGTCTCCTTATTTTTGTCTATTTCTAAACTAGATAAATTTAACTGTCCTTCAACATATTGTTTTACTATTTTTAAACTTTCCATAATTAAACCCCCTTTTTAATTAATCTCTATTTTGAACTAATCCTACTAAACATATTGCAAATAAACCTACTATTATTAAAGCTGCCATTTTATTTCCTCCTAACCTAATCTTTCAAGAATATAATCACCATATCTAATATCCTCTGGTATCAATGCTTGATACTCAATACATCCCTTATCTTTGCTATAATAAGCTAAATTTAGTTCCTCCTCAGTTGCTACTACTACAATACAATTAATATTGAACCCAAACCTCTTAGAACTTACACTCACTACATTTCCTATTTTTAATTTCTCTAGATTAAAGTTCACTTTCAATAGCTCCATCTACATCACCCCCTCTCTCTTTATCAACATAATAGTTCTCAATGTATGTATGAGTTATTAGTACCCCAAATTTCTCTGTAAGAATTTTAGCTAAAGTTTCGCCTAATGCATCTAAATTTGGTTCACCAACTGTTGTTACTGTGTATTCACTTTTTTTACCCATTTAAATCACCCCTCTATTTTCAAAATATTCCGTATTTAGTTTTCAAAGTGCTAATTTTATTTAACCTAATTCTTACTTAAATCACTTGATATTCCGTATTTTAAAGCCATATCTTTTACAATAGCCACATACCCCTCTATGAGTTTCTTATCATCTTGTATTACATCTAAATTGTTAACTTTCTCTCTTTTAGATTCAGATACACCTTCTTCTGCCATCTTTCTTCTTTTATTGATTAATCTTCTGTTTAAGTCAACTCCAAACCTATTGTTTAGCAACTCATAACTCTCTCTTCTAAGCATATTTATATGTTCAAAGCCACCTTGTTTCTTTGCTATCTTTGCAATTAGTTGTTGTGTATCTTTTCTCCAGTCTGTAGCATTCAATGAAACAACCTCTTTTATTGTTTTAACCTCTGTCTTTGCTTCTAATGCAATATTATTAGCTTGATTAACTTGAAGTCTTAAATCTTTCATTTCTTTTAAACTTTCTATTAATACATCTTCTATACAGGTTGGTTTCTGTTGTTTAACCTTGAAATATGTTTCCTCTAAGTTGTCAAATTGCTCCCAAGCTTTATCAGTATCTAATATTTTGCAGTGCCTATTTGCTCCTCTTTCAGTCCAAAGATACATTTTTGAAGCAAATTTTAGGTTTTCATATTCTGTATGAATACCTTTAAAATTCTTTAAATCATCACCTTGTAATAAAAAATAATGTTTACCTTCAATAAACCTATCTTTGTTATTGTTGAAATTGTTACTTATATTCTTTGAGTCAGTTTCATATACATCTGCTAGTTGCTGTGTAGTTAGAACTCTTTTGTTGTTTCTTTCTATTACTTGTAAATTATTACTCATAATTTCTACCTCCCTAGTTTTAATTTTTATCTGTTAGGTTTTCTTATTTAATTTCGTTGCATTTTTGGGATATAATTGTCAAAAAAAATCTCACCAGGCTCTTCGATTTGCAAAATATTTGATATCTTAACTGCTTCTTCAATCTTGAATTGTGAACGATTATTTAATTTTGCATTTAAAGCTTGAACAGTCATACCCAACTCTTCTGCTAATTTCTTTTGAGTGTATTTCTTTTCGACCATTTTTCCTTTTAATTTACTTATATTCATTCCATCACCTCGTTGCTTATTTGGGATAATTCAATATTAATACATCCATTTTATATTGTCAAGTCAAAAATGCAACATTTTTTTATATTTTCCAATATATGTGTTGCATTTATGAAAAAATACTTTATAATATATTTTATAGAGGTGATAAATTTGAATACTGAAAATGATTTAAAAATGTTGGAGATTACAAATAGAATAAAAAATAAACGATTAGAACTTAATATGTCTTATCAAGATTTAGCTAACAAGACTGGACTAAGTAAGTCCACTTTACAGAGATATGAAACGGGAGCTATAAAAAATATTCCTCTTGATAAGCTAGAAATTTTAGCACATGCATTAGATGAATCTCCTGCTTTTATAATGGGGTGGAACGAAGACTGCAAACAAATTAAAATTAAAGAAAATAAGCTTTTATCAAGCTTTAATGCCTTAAACGATATTGGACAAAATGAAGCAATAAAAAGAGTAGATGAACTTACTCAAATAGGTAAATATGTAAATAAAAATCACATAGACACAATAGCGGCACACAATGAACATTTACATGAAGAAGGAGAAATTGAAAAAATATATCAAGATTTAGATGATATGGATAATTGGTAAAATAGGTAGGTGAACTTATGAATAGTTATGAAAAGTTACTCTCTGAAGCAGATGATAATAATATTATTGTTAGAGAAGTTCCTTTAATTTCAAATTCTCATGGATTATATAAAAATAATAGAATAGCTTTAAATAAAAATACACTTAATAATATAAGTGAAAAAGCTTGTGTGTTAGCAGAAGAACTAGGACATCATTATACTTCATATGGAAATATATTAGACCTAAATAAAGTTGAAAATAGCAAACAAGAATATAAAGCTAGATTGATGGCTTACAACAAGTTAATTGGTCTTAAAGGTATAATAGATAGTTTTAATGCTGGCTGTAAGACTATAACCGAAATGGCAGAATACCTTGATGTAACTGAAAAGTTTCTAAATGAAGCTTTAGAATGTTATAAAAGTAAATATGGTTTTTCAGCTACACTAGATAATTATGTGATATTTTTTGAGCCAAGATTTAGTATTATGAATGCAAATTTTTTGTAACAATTCATAGTATATTTAAGAGCCGTTCAGCTCCTCTTAAATATACAATAAGGGGGAATGTAAAATGTTAAGAGTAGCACTTTATATACGTGTTAGTACAGAAGAACAAGCTTTAAATGGAGATAGCATAAGGACACAAATAGAGGCTTTAGAACAGTACTCTAAAGAGAATGATTTTAACATAGTTGGTAAATACATTGATGAAGGTTGCTCTGCAACTAATTTAAAAAGACCTAACTTACAACGATTATTAAGAGATGTGGAAAAAGATAAAGTAGACCTAGTTTTAATGACTAAAATTGATAGACTAAGTCGTGGCGTTAAAAACTATTATAAAATAATGGAAACCTTGGAAAAACATAAGTGTGATTGGAAAACCATTTTAGAAAACTACGATTCTAGCACTGCTGCTGGTAGATTACATATAAACATTATGCTATCTGTAGCAGAAAATGAAGCAGCTCAAACATCTGAAAGAATAAAATTTGTTTTTCAGGATAAATTGAGACGTAAAGAAGTTATAAGTGGTACAATTCCCATAGGTTACAAAATAGAAAATAAGCATCTAGTTATTGATAAAGAAAAAAAATATATAGTTAAAGCTATATTTGACGAATACGAGAAATCAGGTTCTGTTAGGACTTTAATAGAAACAATTAATAATCTTCATGGCGAATTATACAGTTATAATAAAATAAAGAATATACTAAGAAATGAACTTTATATAGGAATCTATAATAAACGAGGATTTTATGTTGAAGATTATTGTGAACCTATTATATCAAAAAAACAATTTAAACAAATCCAAAGAATATTAGAAAAAAATAAAAAAACTACTCCTAATAAAAACATACATTATCATATTTTTTCTGGTCTTTTAAAATGTAAGGAGTGTGGTTATACATTAAAGGGTAATTCTAGTAATGTTGGAGAAAAACTTTATTTATCTTATAGATGTTCTACATTCTATCTAAATAAAAACTGTGTACACAATGTAACTCATAATGAAAAACATATAGAAAACTACCTTTTGACTAACTTAAAACCACAATTACATAAACATATGGTGAAATTAGAAGCACAAAATGAAAAAATCAGACGAAATAAGAAATCTAACAAAAAAGATGAAAAGAAGAAAATCATGAAAAAATTAGATAAAATCAAAGATTTATATTTAGAGGATTTGATTGATAAAGAGACTTATAGAAAAGATTATGAAAAATTACAATCTCAACTGGATAATATAACTGAAGAACAGGAGAGTCAAATTATTGATACATCACATATAAAAAAATTCTTAGATATTGATATTAATGAGATGTATAGTGATTTAAGCAGGGTTGAACGCAGACGTTTTTGGTTATCTATAATAGATTATATAGAAATAGATAATAACAAAAACATCACTATTAATTTTATATAA